CCACAAGGTTAATTACCTTTCCGTGATAGCTCAGTCGGTAGAGCGTTTGATTGTTAATCAAGTGGTCGCAGGTTCGAATCCTGCTCACGGAGCCAAGTAGGAGAAATTAAAATGCAAAGAACCACAATCGGAAACTTATTTTTAGAAGCAGCCAAACATCGTCTTGAAGCTCAGATTAAAGACGCAGAAGCAAAGGTAAACCTCTATCTAACTCAGACGGTTGGAGTTGGTGAACATCCAGAAATTACTGATGAGCTTATCAAGGCAGCAGAACAAGGGTCCCACGCTCAAGATCTTTTAGATTTTTTTAATGAACGTTGGGATTAATAAAACGCTCCCATAGTTTAGTGGTTAGAACACCGGGCTTTCATCTCGGTAGCGAGGGTTCAATTCCCTCTGGGAGTACCAAGGAGGTGTTATGTTTAATACACTAAAACAAAATAAAGAATCAGATAGCAAAGTTGATCCGTTTGAGATGCCAGCACAGGAATCCGAAAGGAATTTAAACAGAAGTCAATTAAAAAGTTATTCAAAGTTAATAAATCATCCTGACTATTACAATACCGGAAAAATTGAGGTTATTGATGCAATACAGGATTGGAAACTTGACTTTATCGAAGGAAATGTGATAAAGTATGTAGTAAGATCAAGACACAAGTCATCTCGTGTCGGTGATCTAAAGAAAGCCAGATGGTATCTGGATTATCTTATTAGACAATTAGAAGGAGAATAAAATGTCAGTTAAGGTTTCACTTGAACAGGTAGTTCAACAACTTACAGAGGCACTTGCCGATGCCGAGAAAGCCGATAGTGGTAATAAGGCAGCAGGTACTCGTGTCCGTAAGGCAGCACAAGGTGCAGCGAATGCATTAAAGGAATTGCGTAAGCAAGTTCTTGAAGTTCGTAATAAAGATGATTAATTTACAAGAGTAAAAGGGGCTGTCAAAGAATGAGGGGTTCTATCTTATGGGCAGAGTCCCAATTCGTTAAAAATATAAAAAGGATAAAAAATGTTATTAAAAGTCGCAAGGACACACAACTTAGCAAAACTACCAAGCAGGGCAAATCCATCTGACGCAGGCGCAGACGTTTTTTATTGTCCGACAAAAAACTTATTCACTAAATTACAACCAGGAGAATCCGCTGTACTTCCAACAGGGTTGAAGGTTGAAGTTCCACACGGCTATATGCTGGAGGTAAAGAACCGTTCAGGTATGGCAGCAAAGAATAGTTTGGTTGTCGGTGCTTGTGTGGTTGATTCGGGATATTCAGGTGAGATTTTTGTTAATCTTCACAATATTGGGAACAATTCAAAAACCATCGACATAGGTGATAAAATTGCACAATTAGTTCTAATTCCAGTTGTTCAGTGGCGTAGTTTTCCGGTAGAGGAAGAAATGCTTTACGTTGATCCGCTTACTATTTCAGATCGCGGCGATGGAGCATTAGGTAGTACAGGAAAGTAATGTTTGAAAAGATTAAATTATGGCTCGGTTTTAAACCTGACCCGGTTAAAGGCGAAGTTTACAGATATGAGCCTGAGAGTCCGTATGATGAGGCTATTGAAGTCACTGTTTTAGGAACAAAAAAAGATTATGTCGAGTATGCTTATACTTTTGGGAGCAAAACTAATGATAAGATTGGTGTATTTCACAGAATCTACCAGAAAGTAACAGAAAATTAGAAGGACAGGGGAAGGAAAATAACATGACAAAAATAAAGCAAATAATTAAAAAAATAAAACTAGAAGAGAGTCTCACAACACAAGAGGTCTTGACAAAGTATCCAGATCTTGCTATACTACTAGAACAAGAAGAACAACAGGAGAAACTAAATGAATCAAAAGACGGACGAGTTCTTCTCAAAGGTTGAGAATAAATATGAAGTCAGTATTGGTCGGTTTAAACGGTGTCCTATTTGCGGCGCAGAAGGAACACCAATGCAAAACAATGGGCTGGTCATGGAGCATCAAGTAAAAGGCTCTAAAGGCATTGTTTATCATCGCTGGTCTTACGGGACTGGTCGTATCGTTGAGCCAGAGTCTCAAGATACAAATATTTTGTAATGAGTAAAAAAATTACCGTCTTTGTTGATGAAACAGAACAATCGCGACAAGTTTTAAGTTTTATTGTAAAAAATAAAATTGTTCATGACTTAGTAACAGACCAAGTTGCTGTGAATAAGATAAAAAAAACATTAAACTTTGAGCCGCCAATCGTTTTGTGTTATGACGAAGACACTAAAAATTATTCTATTTTAGAGGATAAGAAAGAATTAATGGAGATAAAAAATGAAAACTAATAATAGACAACAAAAAATGGCAGAATATATTCAATCACTTGCTGCCATTGAAGATTGTATGCGCCCTTTTCGTGAATCACGAAAGGATCTACGCAAAAACTTTATTGAAAACTCATGGTTGGATAAGGATGAAATTTCCCTTGCAATAAAGGCATATCGGATGTGGGAACAGCAGATTGATTTTGATGACTTTTCAAAGATTTTTGAGGCAGTAGAAACAAGTTTTATCGATAAGGAGAGTCACAATGATTCCTCTGAATAGGTCTATGCTTGTAAGCGTCTTAGAGCAAGATGAAGAAAAACAAACTGCTTTTTATTTACCAGATGATATTGTAACAAGTAAAAAACAGTTTGAGGTTGTAAAAATTATTAATATATCCTCAGAGTCAAAGTTTTTTGCAGTATTAAGCAAGGGTGATAAGGTTATTGTTGAGGGTCATATGCTTCGGAAGATTAATGTACTTGGGGAGACAGCAATTTTGATTGAGGATAATTACGTTTTAGCAAAAATGTAATGCCTAAAAAAGTTGTTAAAATACCTTACGAAAATATCGTTGTTGGGTCGAACGTAAGAGCACTGTTATATTCTTTTACCAGGGATACGACGTGCTTTTACGTCCATCAGGATAAGATAGAGCCGATTGTTCAGCCAACCAATCAATTTATCTTAGATAATTTCTGTGCAGACGAGAATCTCGCAAATGAAAATAAACAAGAAAAATTCTTAGAGACTGATAAATTAGAGCTATTTTTGCGCTTTATTCTAAATTTGGATGGTAAACTTTATCAGATAAATCGAGACAATCTAAGATATACAGATGGTAATTTAATTCACAAGACAAATAAGACAGAATTTGTTTTAGAACCTGAAAGCATTCATCTTTTTGATAACGTAAAACTAAATGGTACAAATCACAAGCAATCACAAAGATCCTGTGTGGTTGAGGATCATTTCAGAACAAACGCAAAATCAATGAATAAAACTTGGTTTCGTGGTCACGATCCATTTTTAAACTTTATTCATATCGATGGCAAAGTTCTAAAGTCAAGATTTTATTTGAAAGATGATAAAGATTTAAACGACTTTGATAATAGTACAGTGACAATCCGCTATATGTTGGATGAGTTTCTAACTGGTAACAAAGAAATCGCACTAACTAGAGATTATTACCGAAGCTTAAAGCCCAAGTTAGATAATAGAATAATTGTATCAGATTATAGATACAACACAGAAGAAGATAATATTACTGTAATTAAGGAGAGTTTAGATCAGTTATGTCAGAAACCAATACTGCCTCAGCGGGAGTCATATCTTTATTACCTAACAAAAAGAATTTTGGATTTGATTGGCACGACTGTTTGATGCCAATAAATTATGACTTTACGCTTTTAGATTTAGCAGTTTATGAATGCGCCTGTGCGGGAGTCAAATCGATTTGGATATCAATAAATGATGATTGGGCACCCATAATAAAGAAACGCCTTAGAGATTACGTCATGGACCCTGTATGGCAGAAAAGGACTATGGACCCAATGCCATATCAGAACAAGAGATTAATCCCAATCTTTTTGGTCCCATGTCATGCGAGATATTATAATACAAGAGATAGTGAAGGCTGGGGATACATTAATGCTGCCCTCTATGCTTCATTGTCTGCGAGAAGGATTAGCAACTTCTTAATACCGGATGTATTCTATGCAACATCGCCTTATGTTGTTTATGAACCAAGTTATATTTCAAAGTTTAGAAAGGTTATTCAAGACAAAAAAAGATTTATGTTTGAGAGTGGTGGTAAAAATTTTTTGAACGATAGTCATCACGCTTTTACTTTTCTGAAAGAGGATATAAAGATTGTACGACAATACATCAACGATAACGCAACGATGCGTTACACAAAATCAGAAGAGTACGAGCTAACTGGTAAAGGTCCACTCCTAAAACAGCTCCCAAAAGATGAAAGATATAGTGGAAAAAACTTTGGTCTCAACAACTTATTCAGTCATTTAAATGAAAAAGATTATTGCAAAGAACAACTCAATTGGAGTTATACGATGAATGGTTGGGAAGATTACAGGAAATATATGAGAGATGGCAAAGAATTTAAGAAACCAAGTTTATTAGAAAGAAAAAGTATTTATAAAATTTACGGAGACAAAAATGATTGAAATTCAAGAGGAATTAGAAATTTTAAGAGAGATGAATAGGGAGTTAATGGAGGAGAACGAACACCTTCGTTGTCAAATTAGAGCGTTGGAAGAGCTTGCCATCGACACCAATTTGCGTTATAATGAGGGTGTATCAAAAACAAAAGGAGTCTACGGTGAATAACCATTTAATTTATGGCATGATACCCTATCAACTATTGGGAAGAATAGGGTTTCCAACAACCTATACACAATTATCTTTAGATCAAAAATTTTTTATTGATAATGTGTTTGGAAACAATGATAAAGTTGCAGCAGAAAACTTAAATTTAGTTGATAAGGTCTATCAATTAGAAGATAAAGTTGCAGACCTAGAACACGAACTTAAAAACTTAACAGGAAAAAAATGATTTTTAAAAACACACGTTACAAAAACAAACACCACATGGCTACACAGCTATTACTTAACACAGCAGGGGTTACTGGACATCTGGATGAGGAAGTCCTTCAGGTGTTGTATTCCGCTTATAGGACAACAATAAGTCGGGCTTACAGTCACACGCAGCCGCTTTCATTCCGAGCTTGGAGAAATTGTTCATTAGGCAAGGGAATTCCTGTTGACGAATAAGTTTAGACAGCGTACTAACGATTATGGAGAATAAATGAGTAATGAAATTAAATTCGTGGGACTTCATGCCCACTCAGTCTTTAGTGTGTTCGACGGATTAGGGTATCCACAAGATCACATTGACTACGCTATCGAAAATGGTATGGATGCCCTTGCCTTGACCGATCATGGCAATATGAACGGGCTTTCTTATCAGATCTTGCACTCAAAGAAGTTACAGAAAGAAGGTAAGAAATTTAAGCCAATTTTTGGTATTGAGGGTTATTTTATTGATTCCATTGCGAAGTGGAAGGAAGAAAAGGCAGAAATCGATAAAAATAAAAAAGGTCGTAAAAAGAAAGAAGACAACAGCGCAGTAGTTATTGAAGACGAAGAAACAACAAAGCGACAAGAAAAGAATATTCTGAACCGTCGTGCTCACTTGGTTTTGTTAGTCCAGAACCAAACTGGTCTAAATAACTTATTTACTTTGGTAAGCAAGTCATTTGATCCAGATAACTTCTATCGTTATCCGCGCATTGATTATGACATGCTACGAGAGCACAATGAGGGTATTATTGTATCTTCAGCTTGTATGGGTGGTCCTTTGTCCAAAGATTACTGGAACAACCGGGAGGAAGGTGATGAGGCTGTACAGCGGGCGATGGTCGAAACCATTGAAAACTTTACCTCTATCTTTGGAGATAGATTTTACGGTGAACTTCAATGGAACGCAATCCCAGAACAACACGAAATTAACAAGCACATTATTAAAGCTGCTAAAAAAACCGGGACCAAGCTTATTTCAACAGCGGATAGCCACTATCCTCGACCAGAATTGTTTAAAGATCGAGAGCTTTATAAACAGCTTGGTTGGCTTGGAAAGTCTAAACCAGACTACGCAGACTCAAAACTCCCAGAAAAGCGAGAGGACCTAAAATATGAACTTTATCCAAAAAACGGCAACCAAATGTGGGATGCTTACAAAACTTATTCGGAAAAGTGTGGTGTAGATTATAATGATGACTTTGTTATGGAAACAATTGAGCGTACTTATCAAATCGCTCATAATCGTATTGAAAGTTTCTATCCCAATGTTACTGTTCGCTTACCTGATTTTGTTGTTCCTAACGGAAAGTCGGCTGATGAAGCGTTACGAGAGCTATGTGTTGAAGGGCTTAAGCGAAAGGGGTTGGCTTCCAAAAATAATTATTCCAGTCGGATTAAAGAAGAATTAAAAGTCATTGAGGATCGTGGATTTTCAAAATATTTTCTAACAATGAAGGCGGTAGCAGATGAAGCAACAAAAATTCAATTGGTTGGTGCTGGTCGCGGTTCTGCTGCTGGCTCTCTTGTGGCTTATGTACTTGGGATTACTGGCATTGACCCCATCCATTACAACCTCCTTTTTAGTCGATTTCTTCGACGCGATGCTATTGATTATCCAGACATCGATTATGATGTTGCAGACCCAATGGCTTTAAAAGAAATTCTTATTGATAAGTGGGGTAAAAATGTTGTAGTTCCAATTAGCAATTATAATACTTTACAGCTTCGCTCTTTAATTAAAGATATTTCAAAATTCTATGGCTTGGACTTTTCGGAAGTTAACCGTGTAACTTCAGTAATGTTGAAAGAAGCTACACCGATTGCTAAAAAAGCGCACGGGATTACAGCAGGAATTTATGCTCCAACATTCGAAGAGGTAAAAAAGTATAGTGATACACTTAAACAATTTCTTAACAAGTATCCACACATTGCAGCACATGTTGACAACCTTTATGGCCAAGTACGATCTATCAGTCGTCACGCTGGTGGTGTGGTTATTGCTGACGGATTGAACAAACATATGCCACTGATTAATTCAGGCGGCGTTCAGCAAACTCCGTGGTCAGAGGGGCAGAATGTCAGACACTTAGAGCCGCTCGGTTTTATTAAGTTTGATATTTTAGGCTTGGCTTCTCTGCGAATGGTTGAGGGCGCAATTAACCATATTCTTCGTAGGCATCATGGGGTTAAAGATCCTACATTTGCTGATGTTAAAAAGTACTACGACGAAAACTTAGATCCAAATGTTCTAAATCTTAACGACCAAAAAGTTTACAAAAATGTTTTTCATCGTGGTAAGTGGGCAGGAATCTTTCAATTTACTGAAAGAGGGGCACAAGGTTTTTGTAAAAAAGCCAAGCCAGAGTCGATTATTGATATCTCTGCCATTACATCTATCTACCGTCCTGGGCCATTATCGGCAAAGGTTCATAACCACTATGTAGCGGCAAAAAAGAATCCGTCGAGTATTAAGTACATTCACCCGTTAGTTAAAGAAGTCACAAAGGAGACTCATGGGTTCCTTATCTTTCAAGAGCAGATTGCTCTATTGGCTCATAAACTAGGTAATAATCTGTCACTTGATGAAGGCAACATGCTTCGAAAGTTGTTAACAAAGAAAGGAACAGGAAAAGGCCATGAAAAGAAAATGGCAATCCACAAAAAGTTTATTGATGGCTGTACTCAAAAAAACATTAAAGAGAGTGACGCCCAGACGCTTTGGCAAACATTTGAATACTTTTCAGGCTACGGATTTAACAAGTCGCATGCCGTCAGTTATTCCATTCTGAGTTATCAGTGTGCTTATCTTCTTACTTACTATCCCGTTGAGTGGATGGCAGCTTTCCTTGACAAAGAACCCGAAGGGCGAAAAGAGCAAGCGATCAATATTGTACGAAGTTTTGGATATAAAGTAAAACGCCCTGATATTAATGAATCAGGACAAGTCTGGGAAATTAGTGAGATAGAAGAGAACACTTTAGTTCAGCCTCTCACCTCTATCAAAGGACTTGGAGACAAAGCGGTTGAACAGATCTTACAACACCGCCCCTTCAACAGTGCAGAGGAACTATTATTCAATAAGAGCGTTGTCTATTCTAAACTAAATAAGAGGGCATTAGATGTATTGACTCGTTCAGGTGCTTTGAATAACATGGTTGATGCCCGCTTTACAGGTCTAAAACACTTCTGGTCTGCTGTTGCAGTTGACCGCCCAAAAAAGGAAAAAAACTTGTTAGAAAATGTTGAACTCTATAAACCAGAGGGTGATTTCACTAAAGCAGAAAAGATGGAGTTTTTGACCAATCTAACTGGCATTTATCCAATCAACGAGGTTGTTAGTGATAAGCTACTGAAGAAGTTTAGTAAATTAAAAGTTCCACCAATCGGTGAATATGATAGAGACTTGCGTCTATGTTGGTTTATTATTTGTGATGTGATTGAGAAGAAAACAAAGGCAGGCAAAGACTACTGGATTTTGAAAACGATTGATAATCAAAGCAATCAGGTTGATATTAAATGCTGGGGTATTAATCCACAGTTGGATTATTACAAAAAGAATGTTCCTTGCATGGCAAAATTAGATTATAATGATACCTGGGGTTTCAGTACTCGGTCGTTTAGAAGAAACATTAAGTTTGTAGAATTTAACTAATGTGGATACTATTTATAATATCGGAGGGGCCATTATGGGTAGAAAATCAAGAATGAGGAGAAGGGCACGCGCCGCAGCGGCAAGAGAAGCAACAAAGGTGACTGCAACTGTAGTCGAACAGCCAAATCCAGTTGTAGAAAAGAAGGTGGTTACTCCAAAGAAAGTTGTAGAAAAGAAGGTTAAAGAAGAGAAAGTAACCGAACCAAAAAAGGCTGTTCATAAAATTAAAGCAGTTAAAAAAAATAATAAAACTAACAAAGTAAATCATTAAAGAGAAAGTCCAAGCTGTTCTTAATAAGGAAGAGAAAACGAAGTTCAGAGTAGAAGGTTCAGAAATTCATGCAGAAAATATATGGATACAAAGAAATTAGTAGCCAAGATAAAATAAAATGTAATAAGTAGCTTATAAACTATTGACAAACAGTTTACCTCCGTGTATAATGTATAATATAAAACATTCGCGGAGGTAAAATGTTTTCTATCGCAAAAAAAACTACAATTGGCTTTATTCCTAAGAGTAAATCAGGGCGCACCATTTGTAGAAAACTTATTTGCATTAACTGGAGTTCGAAATGAGGCAATTCACTCAAGCAAACTATAAAGAAGTTCGAAGTTCAGAACAAACAGCTATGGTTTTCTTTACCTCAAGTGGCTGTCATTTGTGTGTAAAACTAAAACCAATTCTTAAAAAATTAGAAAAGCATTATGCTGGAAGTATAAATTTTTATCTTTGTGATATTGATAAAGAGAAGAAATTATCCAATCGTATTCTTAATGATGAAGGTGTTCCAACTGGATTTATTATGAAGGACAACCTAATCTTTAAAGTTAAAGATCCAGAATTACCAGATAATGATAGTTGGTATTCAGAAGAATACCTTCAGAAATTGATAAAAACACTACAATAAAGGAAAAAAATGCAAAAAGCTTTAACTTACGATGATGTCTTACTTGTCCCCCAATACAGTGATGTTCGTTCAAGGACGGAGATCAGTTTAAAAACCGAATTTGGTAAAAATATCTTAATGAATATACCTATTATTTCCTCACCTATGGACACGGTGTCAGAGGCAGATATGGCATACAACTTAGGTAAGTTGGGTGGCCTTTCTATTATCCACCGTTATAATACAATTGAAAAGCAATCCGCAATGGTTGCATCCATTAGTGAAGAGGTCCAAGTTGGTGTCGCGGTGGGAATTGTTGGAGATTACATTGAAAGGGCAATGTCTGCTGCCTTTGCCGGTGCAGAAGTTATTTGCATTGATGTTGCACATGGGCATCACATTCTTATGAAAGAAGCATTAACAGCTTTAAGAAAGAGAATGGGTGAGTCAATTCACATTATGGCAGGGAACGTAGCAACCTTAGAGGGTTATAATGATTTGGCTGATTGGGGCGCTGATAGTATTAGATGTAATATTGGAGGTGGTAGTATTTGTACTACAAGAATACAAACGGGGCACGGTGTTCCAGGGCTTGAGACAATATTCCAATGCGCCCAATCAGACCGAAATGCAAAAATCATTGCAGATGGCGGCCTTAAAAATTCGGGTGACATTGTTAAGGCTCTTGCTGCTGGCGCTGATGCTGTTATGTTGGGATCACTCCTTGCAGGAACAAGTTGTTCCCCAGGAACAATCTTTAAAACAAAAAGCGGAGAACTAAGAAAGACTTATCGTGGCATGGCTTCTGCTGCTGCTCAAGAGGAATGGAGAGGCAAAGTTTCATCATGTGAAGGCATCTCATCTTCAGTTGTTTATAGGGGCAAGCTAGCAGATACAATTAAAGGGTTAGAGAAGGGTATCCGTTCAGGTTTATCTTATTCAGGTGCGCGGACTGTAAGGGAACTACAGGCGAAGGCTCAATGGCTACAGCAAAGCGGCGCAAGCTCTACAGAAAGTTCAGCACATATTAGGTTAAGATGAGTCAGCCAACAAAAAACATAAAAATTACTATTCCCGCAAAATTACATATTGACTTTCGTAATAGATTATTGTATGATGAAATGACAATGATGACATTCTTTTCGTATATTATTCACGAATACACCAATAACTCAGAGTTGATGGTACAGGTTGTTTGTGATATTATGAATAAAAGAAAGTTGAGATCCAAGAGACTGATAAAAAATAAAGCAAGATTAACCAAGAAAGGGGAAATAAATCTAAAAAAGAACTTTTTGTCAGATGACGAGGTTGAAGTTATATATGATACTATTGAGAGGTTTGACATAAATGAAGTGTAAAAGCGATATAATAAACGGTAAATCCCCATGTCGCAATCAAGAGTGTAGAAACTGGATAGATTATGATGAAGACAAAAATTGTTGTCTCATAAGCGTAGATAGGCACGGTCAAATGACACTGATGCAAGTAGCAAAGAGGTTGGGGGTATCACACGTTAGAGTAAAACAGATACAAGATAAAGCATTGATAAAATTAAAAAAGAAAGACAAGGGGCAAGATTGAGCGTTTTGTTTTTTAAAATACTATTTATTACAGGTTTTATGACAAGGAGATTATGACCAATGAAAAAGAGACTATTAGAAGAGAATACAATTCGCCAATTCATGAAGTTGGCACAACTTGAGCCGCTCGCCTCTGATTTCCTCAAAGAAGGTGAAGATCGAGAAATGGAAGAAAACGCCGACGCTTATATGGAAGAGGCCGACGTTTATACAGAAGAGGCAGAAGCCGATATGGAGGATGCCGACGTTGATATGGAAGATACCGACGTTGATATGGAAGATCCCGACGTTGATATGGAAGATCCCGACGTTGATATGGAAGAGTCTGAATCCGATACAGAAATTAATATCACTCCAGACCAAGCACGCGCAATTATTGCGGTTGCTGACATGCTAAAAGACATCATGCCAGAAATGGAAGACGAAGAGCCTGAAGAAGAATTGGACATGGAAGAGCCAGAAGCCGAAATGGCAATGGGTGCTGAAGAGGAAGAAGAAGGCGTCGCGGATATGGAAATAGGCGCTGAAGAGGAACTCGCAGAGCAAGTCATGAAAAGAGTTCAGAAACGCTTAAGAGAAATAAGAAATAAGTAAATAAAACTTTTTATAAAACCTTATTGAAAGCCGTAAAATATTATTTTACGGCTTTCTTTATTTTTATACTTGACAAATTTTAAATATATGTTATATTATTTATGTACATCTTTACAAGGAGAGAGAATGAAACAATACAGCAAAAATCAAGAATTACAACAAAAACTATTAAAAGGCGTTGAAGTATTAGCAGATAATGTGTGTTCAACTTTGGGTCCAAAAGGACGCAACGTAATTTTAAAGGGAAGGGAGGGAAACCCAATCATCACAAAAGATGGTGCGACAATTGCGAACTTTGTTGATTTAGAAGACCCCTTTGAAAATTTGGCAGCGCAGATTGTAAAGCAGGCTGCTGCAAAAACAAATCAAATTGCTGGCGACGGCACAACAACATCAACAGTTTTAACCAGGGCAATCTATAAAAGAGCGTTAAAGTATGTTAATAGTGGTGCTGCTCCGGTTGATTTAAAACGTGGCATGGACAAAGCGAGAGAAGATATTGTTGACATCATTAAACAAAACGCCACAAAGGTTTCATCTATGGAGAACCTTAAACATGTCGCCACGATCTCAGCGAATGGTGATAAGGTTATTGGTGATCTGCTTGCCACTGCAATTGAACAGGCAGGTGTTGACGGCGGTATTAAGATTGAGGATGCTAAATCTTCCCAAACAACTCTTGAAATGGTTGAAGGTTTTATTTTTGACTCAGGATTTGCATCTCCACGATTCGTAAATGACGAGCGTAGAAATACAGTTAATTATGACAATCCAATATTCTTTATCACCGACCATAAATTAGAACATATTGAGCCTGTACTGCCTATCCTTGAAGTAGCAGCAAGAGAAAACAAGCCACTTCTTATTGTTGCAGATGAGGTGGAAGGTCAGTTCTTAGCATCACTTATTATGAATTCTGTTCGTGGATCAATGAAAGTCGCTGCTATAAAAGCACCACGTTATGGCGAAGAGCGCAGAGAAATTATGCGAGACATTGCACTCGCAACTGGTGGAACCTTTTTTACCAAAGAAAGTGGGCGCGATTTTTCAACCTTTAAATTGAAAGAATTTGGTTCTGCTAAATCCGTTGATGTTACAAAGTTTAGTACAACAATCATCGGAGGTGATGCAGATTATGAAGTAATAGAGGGGCGCATTGACATTCTAAAAGCGCGCATCAAAGAAGAGGTTGATCTCCAAGAATGTAATAAGATACAAGAACGTATTAATCGTTTGGTTTCAGCGGTCGCTATTGTTAAAGTTGGTGCTCCAACTGAAGTAGAAATGATCGAAAAGAAGCACAGAATTGAGGATGCCCTTGGAGCCGTCACAGCGGCCCAGAAACACGGCTTCCATGCTGGTGGTGGGGTTGGGCTTTTAAGGGCGTCCAAGGACGCCCAGGGCAATTCTGAGGCGTCTGAGGATATACAACTTGGATATAAGATTGTTGTCGATGCCTGCTCCGAACCGTTTCGTCAGATTTGCAGAAACTGTGGTCTGAGCGAGGATGTGCTTTTTCAAACCGTAATAGAACAAGAAGAACGTGATAGTGGCTACAACTTTGCCAATGGCGAGTTGTGCGATCTTATTGAGGAAGGTGTAATCGATCCTGTTTTGGTAACTTGCGTCGCACTTGAGAATTCTGTTTCTGTTGCAGGGACTTTGATTACTACCAACTATGCGGTGGTCGATCATGACTAAGAGGGTAAGACAAACAATTACAATTGATCTGAATCGTTTAGAGAGTGCTTTCATTTGGCACTTAAATCTGAATGATGCTTTACAAAAGCTATCTCAATTAGATAATATAAAGATAAAAAACAAAAAAGAGATTCTTGATTTGATAAGAGAGTGTAGGCTTCAATTATCAAGCTTGGACATGACTCTTTCTGAGTTTCAAGAAATATATGAAGCCCTTGTTGGGGAACAGAATGCTCCTACCGCAATGCCCGAACCAGAACCAGAGCTATTGCAAGAGGACTTGGAGAAAGAGATAGACGTTAGAATGATCGGAAATTTAATATCGAATCTCAATAGACCAGGGAAATGATTAATGACAAATCAACCGTTGTTCCAAGTCCAGAAACAAAAACGCGATTTGATCTTTTTAATCTACGGAGACCCTATGAAAAAAAAAGAAAGAAATGTTGGTGATTTAGTAAGTGTGATCGGTACCGACAACCTTGGAATTATTTTAAAAGTTCATGATAAAGCGGGTGATTCTAAGTTCTATTTAGTTTATGATAACACTACTCACAAAGAGCAATGGCTCCAAGATAGTTTTGTTTTTGATATTCCTCACTCTGACCCCAATGTGGAACTGCTCAACAACAAAGCGTAAATGTATTGAGACCGAAATAGGAATAGAGGAAACAGAAGGCATAAAAATAGTCGTAGCTGAATGTGTTAAGTGGGCAGACGAAGTAACAAAAGTTTCCAACTGATGGTCCAGCCTAAAACAAAAGGTTGACATCAGTCCTCAAGTGGGATACAATTGTATCGTCATTTACTATCAGGGGAACAAATGAATTTAGGTTATGCTTGCATTTCAATGGAATTATCACAACCAGTTAAGGAAGGCCGCAAGATTATTCGTGAACGAATCACAACTAATCGCTCAATGATTAGGCGAACTTTCAAGGAACGTGGGATTACCTACGCTTCTCAACTTGCTTTACAGAACTGCTTAGACCTTGAAGAAATCTTAAAGTGGAACGAATCCAAAAGTATTAAGTTCTTTCGTATATCTTCAGAAATCTTTCCATGGGCATCAGAGTACCAGTTTGAGGATTTACCTGATTGGGAAGAGATTAAGAAAAGCTTAGTTCGCACAGGGTTTTATGCCGCTCTCAAAGGGCACCGTCTAACATTTCACCCTGGCCCATTCAACAAACTTACATCTCCAAAAGAACACGTAATCCAAAACACAATCAGGGACTTGGAGATTCACGGCAGGATTCTAGACGAGATGAATCAATCCAGAACCACCTACAATAAGATCAACATTCATGTTGGCGCACATTATAACAATAAGCCGATGGCGATCTCCAACTTCTGTAAGAACTTCGAAAGGTTGTCAGAATCTGTACGATCTCGTTTAACGGTAGAGAATGATGATAAGGCTTCGTTGTATTCAACAAAAGAACTTTATGATGAGATCTATAAAAAGATTGGTATTCCAGTAGTTCATGATTTACACCACCACATATTTTGTACTGGCGGCTTAACGAATAGCGAGGCTATTAAACTAGCAGCAGAGACTTGGGGAATGGTTAAACCTGTAGTTCATTATTCCCAGAGCAGAGCCGAAGAACAGAATAATCCAAAAATAAGAGCCAACGCCCACTCTGATTCATATTGGACCGCAGTAAATACTTATGGACAAGATGTAGATATTGTTTTGGAGTGTAAGCACAAAGAATGGGGATTGTTCAAGATGCGAGAGTTGTTGAATGAACTATAAAATAATTGATAACACAACAGCAGACGATTTCCTTTTGGAAATGTTGAAGTTAGGTAAACCTATTGAGTGCTCTTTGGTTGGTGTCTTTGATGAAGGCAGCGGTAAGCGAGGAAGCAGACGAGAGATTGACCTGCCCCTTCACAGAGATGGCGACTATTCAGTAGCAAAAGCAATTGAGCATAGCATCGATTGGGTTGGACTTTACTGCATTCGTGAAGGCGAAGCAACGACGCTCATTGAAGATAAAAACGAAGTTAGAGAAATAAACCTAAAGAAAGGTCAGGCAATTATTTTTGACAATAAGTTGTGTCGCCATGGACGAAAGGGTAAGGTAGGTGATCGCTTGCTGTTAAGGGTCTGGATTGAGAATAAAACAGCGTTGTAGATGGTTAATAAAAGCAAATATAAAGTTGGAGATCTTTTAATTTCACTTCCTTTAAAAAAACATATTGGAATTGTTATAAAAATAGAGAAAAGCCTTTATAAGACAACTTATGGGCGAATGAACAGAATTACTATTTATTGTAGCACCTTAGAGTGCAAAACATTCTTTTTGCCAGAATCTGTAGTTGGAATACCATTTAATGGGGAACCAGGATGGGTCAGACCAGAAGAAGCATAATCAGCCTATCTTAATTGTTTTAAGCGGCTTTAAGACTATTTACTGTATGAGCAAGGCGCTTATTGTTTATGTTTTGGGTGTGGTTGTCGGAATAATCATTGATAATCTATTTTGGTATGGGTGCTCTAAACTAAAAAAAGGTTTTTATAATGAAAATAAAGTTAATAATACAAGAAGAAATAAACAAACTACTCTTAGAAGTAACATTTGAATCAGTTAAAGAAAGATTTAATTCAAAAAAGTTTTTAAAAGCCTTTGGAGGTGACTCTAAATTAGCTTCAGAGCAACTGTTGTCAGTAATTCCATCGGATATTGAAGAAAAATATAAAGGGGTTTTATTGAACTGGCTTATAAGCTGGGCTATTAAAAATAATACTCATGATTTACCGTCAGATTTTAAAGCCGCCGTTGAAATTTATTACCAAATAAAACAACAAAAGCTTCAACGCTTTTTAACAAAAAAATCAATTTCACAAATAGAAACGCCCGAAGAGTTAATTTCAATAGCGAACTCTGCAAAACCAGAATATAATAAACACAATGATGAAAAACTTGAAAAGTCTACCAAAGGGCCAGGGCAAAACTTAGTTTATGAAGATTCAGATTGGGAAGTTTATATTCCAGAAACTAAAGGAGCGTCGTGCGCTTTGGGCAAAGGTACGGAATGGTGTACTGCTGCCCCTGGATTAGACTATTATGAAAAGCACCATTCAAAAGAAAACCCACTTATTATATTTATTTCAAAGTCCGACCCTGAAGAAAAATATCAATTTCATTATCATACTGAACAATTCATGGACCCT